TTCTTCTAATTCTTCTGCAGTTACATCTGTTAATGCATCATTTGCAGTTATATCAGCATACGTAGCATCAACAGCTATTGTAATAAAATCTCCTCCATCAGTATAACTTAATCCATCTCCTGTTCTTAATACGCCATCATTATAAGCAGCACCTAAATATCCAGGAGTTGCTGCTGCATCAATACCAATAAATTTGTCAGTATTATCACTAGCATGTGAATGTTTAGTTGTTTCAGAACCATCTGTTAATTCTTCTAATTCGGATGCTGTTACATTAGTTCCACTGTCTGCAGCAGTAATATCAGCATATGTATATGTTAAATTTGTAATTTTCTTCCATACAGCAGCTTCTGCTGTTGAATCAGTACATAAAAATGTATCATCATCTGCTTCGTTTACCCATATAGTTCCTTTTCTATATCCATCATCAATATCATCGTCAACAGTAGGATCAGTGGATGCTTCAATATGCACTAATACATATTGTGTATGATCATCATCTGCCTTACCAGATAATGCTCCATGATCTGTTATTACCCCTAAATCACTGATCAAATTGTAACCGTGAGTTGTATTTTTAACCGTATAAATACGAGTGTTAGCTGTAATTTCGTTATGAATAGGCATATTTGATAATTTTTCATTCGCCATTATTCTCACCTTCTTTTATTTTTATAATTTCTTTTAAATCTTTTATTTTAATCCATCGTTTTTTTGCAGATTCACTCATTTTCATTTTAGTTCATTAGATGCTTTTTTGCCATTAGCAGATAAACTCATTTTTCTCTTATATTCTTTAGATAATTTTTTACCCCTACCTGCTTCGCTTAATTTTCTCTTATGTTCATCAGAAAATTTTTTACCTTTGTTTTTACCTTTACCAGATTCACTTATTTTTCTTTTAGTTTCATCAGAAAGTTTTTTACCTTTTTGAAAATTACTCATTTTTATTTTTGCTTCTTTTGAATGTTTATATCCTCTAGATCGACTTTCACCACCGTCTGTTAAATTTAAACATTCAATATCTTCACATCCTCTATAAAATTTAATATAAAATTTTTCTGCTTTATCTAATGCTTCTTGACAACTTGGTCTAGTTAATATAGTCCATTTAAAATTATCCCAACCATATTTATTTAACGCATTATGAAAATGTGAATTTTTATTGTCTAATTTAGATTTAGTTTTATGTTGCCACTTCCTAACTTTTAAATCGTTTATAGTTTGTCCTATATAAACTTTATTTTTATATTCTGCTTTATATATAATCATTTTTTATCACCCTAAGATAATTCTATCTCCATCTTCTGTTAATACATAATCCCCTGATTCTGTTAATAAATAATATATTTCAGAATCATTGTTCCAAAATGGGGAACGTACATATTTCGATGATAAACTTATACCACATACTTTTATTTTTATTACATAATCTTCAGTACAAGATTCAAAACGCAATCTCATATATTGAGAATAATCATTTAATTTTGTTAATGTATATAATCCTATTTCATAATCCCCATCTGAATTAAACGTCAACGATACAGTAGAATCTGGTTCATACCATGTAATGCCATTATGACTATATTCTATATGAAAAGTAACAGTATTTGATGAATCTATAAACTCTGTACTATAATATATTGTTTTTGATGCAATATTTCGTATATCTATAGCATCAGTTACATATTCAGAACCACTTGTTAATAAAGAATATCCAGTAGATATATTTCTTTCTATACCATTTATTGAAGTATTCTTATTTATTATCATATTTTTCATTTTAATCTCCTAAGTCATTAAAATTACATTCGCCATCAAACTTTACAAAATATTCAAATCTTCCGGAAGTATCGCTGTTGATTTTAAATAATAATGTAATAAATTGATTTGGAGTCATTCTTCTATGAATTGGCAATTTATTATTTAATTCAATAGGACATAATCGCCAATTTTCTCCTATTGGGAATGTTCCAGTTAAAGATACACCACTAAATGCTTCTGTTTCAATTTGTGATTCAAGCGATAAATAATATTCATCACTATTGATAGAACTAACCCAACTAAAATTATTAATTAATATTAATAAATCATCATAATATGCCATTGTACCTATTTCTAATATATATCCAACCATAGATAAAAACGTATATGATGTAGATGTAGAATATATATTCTCATTTATTTGTAATGATATATTATTTGTACTATATTTAACCTCTATATAGTTCCAATCTAAATCATTAAAAAATGACGATGATAAAATATCTGATTCAACATATACAGTAGGCAACGCTGTATAATCTGGATAAAACTTAATTGTATTAGTATTTTTGTCATATTTTAATAAAAATTGATATGTTACTCCACTATATACAGCAAATATATTATTATCTGATGTATCATCTAATTCCCATAATGGTTTAAAATAAAATCTTATTGCGCCGTTATTTGTAACGTAAGTGCTAGCATCTAAATCTATTGTATCACCAATATCATCAGATAAATAACAATAAGTTCCTTTTCTATATTTAAGTCCATAATCTTCTTCTGTATATATATCAATATCTTCTGAATATTTATAATCATATTTTATTATATCAAATTGATCTTCTAATGATAACAATGCTAATTCAGTAGATACATTTATTGTACTAGATGTATTGCTTGTTATCTTATATATATTACCAGTATATGAACCAGTATTAAATTTAATACGATATCCTATATATTGATTTGGTACTATATTTAAATATTGATCTGTTATAGCAGTAGTTCCTGTTCCTACAGTATATGAGCTAAGAGATGCACTTTGTTTAAGTTCATATGTATTTGAATTTTTTAACCAATATATATCTAATACACTTAATTTGCTATCGTCGTTTGTGAGCGTAGTTCCAAAATGAAGCATATTTGTTGGTGATTCATTTCTATATGTCTCTATATAGTATCTTTTATTCATGCTTGCACCTTAAAATTCATTGACATTTTTATTCTTGAAAAATCAATATTTACAGTTCCGCTTAATTTATATATGCATGTTATAATAAATCGTTTTTTTGTATCAAATTCCATATTACCTACTTCATAATAATTATCTTTTAAGTCTAAATTTTGCAATAATTCATCACCAAAATTATTATTAATATCAGATGAAATTTCATTAACAATACCAATACCAAATTGTCTTAATTCACCATCTTCATACCAATCAAAATTACTACTGATTTGTAACGCAATTACATAAATCTTATATGCTCTATTACTAACTATTGTATAAAAATTATATATACCATCATCTGGATTACGTATATATAAAATTTTATCAATTAATTCATCAATTACCCATATATTTCTTTCAAATACAAATCTTATTTGTTCATCTGGAACTTCTATACCGCCACTTTTATTATTATCTTGTGTATCTACATATTGTGGGGCATATGATAATCCTATATTTAATTTTTCAAATGGAGGATACCCATATTCCTTATCCGCATCTGTTATATATACATAATCAGGTATTATATTGCCATCATCTAATTCCCATTTTGTTAATATCTGAAACGTTAAATATTTATGCGGTAATACATTATGTATATCTTTTTTATACGTAATGCTATTACTATCCCACGATACTATATCAAATATATTATCATCATCAAATTTTATAACACAATTTGTAAAGTCATTATAATTTAAATTAGCTGTTTTTATTCCTGATACTTTTACTAATGTCCCAGAATTTTGTGTTATATCAATTGTCTTTCCAGTATATAATACCTTATTTGTATTTAATAATAAGCCAAATATAGATCGAGTTTTATCTATAGTTGGTTTTACCCAAGCCAACCTTATATCTGCCGATTGCCTTGTTATTAAAGCGTATCCAGCAGTATTAGTTGCATGTTTTGTTTCTGAATCTGGAATATCACATTGTACTAAAAGATTTTTACACCTATATTCATATATATTATATTCTCCATCTATTTTATTTATAAATTTGCCTGCAAATTGATCTATATAATTAACGCCATTGCCATATTTATTTTCTCCACCAGATGTTTCTCCATCAGAGAAGTCCAAAACTTCAACTGGATTATTATATACATCAGTTAATTTTACAAAATTTTTATTGGAAATTTTCCACTTTTCATAAGTTAAGTTTTATACCACCATTTGCTATTATTAATTAGCATTTTTCTATATGGTAATTCTAATTCATTTACAAATTTTTCATACCAATATGGAATTACATTTTCTACTAATTCACCACTTTCATTATAATGGTTATTTGGATAGCCATCATCATATCTATATTGCCCTACTATATATGGTTCTAAACTATTTATAAATGCAGTAGGTGCTATTTCTCCATATTTATAAGTTCCTGGTATTTTAGATGGTTCATATTTTAAATTACGTTTATCAACAACATCATCACCATATGGATTAGATGTTTCTGATATTTCGTTAATAAAAGGTCCAAACCTCATTATGTTAACGATTGGTCTAATATGCGGAAAATATTTTTGAGTTTTATTTATTCTAGCTGGATAACCCATAAATTCATTTTCGCCAGATGCATGTTCTCCATTAAATGTTCTATTTTTTTCTTTATATATTAATAATTCACCATCTTCATCTTTTGCTTGTCTATAATCTACTTCTTTATATGTATATCCATTTTTAATAATATCTAATGGATTTATTTTAATACTACATATTTTTTGAGGTCGTATTTTAATCCATTTTGCATATACATAAGCTTCTCTTTTATCTTCGCATATACCTAAATGTTTTCTGTAATCTATTTCGTAACTTCTTATAGCAACGCTATATTGTTCATCTAAAATCTTTTGCCATATTTCATTCACATATTCAAATGGATTTTCCTCTATCCATTGTGGTTGAAAATTAAATTGTAATTTAGATAATTTTTCATCTTTATCTTCATTTGTTAATGGTTGCCATACAACGGTACTTTCATCAACAATCTCATAAGTTCCATTTTTTCTATGAAAACCAAACATGTTTGGTATATTTACCCAAATTGTACATGGATTCATTATACCAGATTTTCCAGCAACACTATTTAATGTATCAAGATATATATTAGATACTAAATCATATCTATGTTTTGCTATTTCTACTAATCCTACATTCTCATAAATATGTTGTTTATACCAATACGCTTGATATTTGGTAGAACCACTAAAAAACCAATTAGAATGCGATTGAACTTCTCCACCATCATATTGTTTTTTCCAATATTCTGAATCGTAATATCTATCAAGGCAATAATCTCTTGATGGTATTGACATCATAGGTTCAAAATCAACTAATTCATGTAATTCTTTTCTCGATTCTCTAAATTCAGTTCCATGTGATATTAATAGCCAATTTGCACCAAATGTAACAGGCGCACCACCACAACCCCAATGCTCCTCTAAAGACCTATAAGAAGTCTCTCCTGTGCGCTGTGGCTTCGATCCTGTGCCATATCTACTATAATTTTGTACTAATGACTGCCCATATTTATAATAATGATTATAATCGCTATCCCAACTATTTTCTGTTGGAAATCCCTCTTGTTTACTATAATTTTGATTAATAAATCCAGTATCTCCTCTAAATGGTAATAATGACATTTGTTCTAATGGGTCATAACGTCCAGGATAAAAATCATATCTTGGATTAAAATATTCTTTAAATGTTATTGGACCGATATATATAGGGCTTTCTAACCAAATTTCAATTCTATAATCTCCATTAAGTAATGTTTTACCGGCATTTGCAGTTGGAATACCACATTTATCTTTTATATATTTATTTGTTGCATATCCTGTATCTATATTATCTATTGCATCTGGATTTATAATTCCTCTTTTAATATCTTCTATTCTTTTTACATAATTTTCATCTTCAGCAGCATATTGTTTTTGAAATTTTTCTAATACATTTGGTCTATTATTTGGTACAAGTAATCTATCTTGATAATTTACGTTAAATACATCAATGAAATCTGCATTTTGTACCAATGTGAATTGTAATGATGATCCAGTTTTTGGTGCTAAATACTCTCTATCATCATCTATGTATTGTCGTGTTTCAAGAGAACCATCATGTATTTTATCATATTCTGATTTAAGTCCTATTTTTTGTTCATTTCCAAGATATTCATAAGCTGCTTGACTTACACCTAATCCATAAAATAATACATCTCCATAAACACCATATTCATTATCATCAGAACCAAATGAATGTTTAAATTTTGTATATACTGTGCTTGATTCATCTTGATCTATTATATAAAATTCTCTTCTAAATTTATAACTCATTGCATAATGCTTATATTGTTCTAAATACTCTCTTCCATTTTGTGTTTCATTATATTCGTAATTTTTACTTGAACGCCAACCATAACAACAACTTTTAGGAACATAATCAATATGTTTCCAATTTGTACCAATCCACATATCCTCATATTGTATATCTATTTCTGGATTATATGGAGTACGATCATTATAAAATATATTTCCAGTAGATGCTTCTAATGTTTCTATACTAACTAATGTAGAATTCCAAGATACGATTATTGCATTTACATAATTCCATATATTTTTATCAAGTTTAACTGTAATATATTTTCCAGATGCACCAACTATTTCACCACCACACCAAGTCCTCATAGTGGTTGTTTTGTTAAATCCAGCAACAGGATCATAATATGTGACTTTAACTTTTATAATCATTTGATTATAAATAGTTCCATCAATTATTTTTATTGGTAATGTTTTTCTTCCAATAAAATCAGATTGGTCTAATTGAAAATATGAATCATAAAATTTAAATAATGTTTTGCTAGAGTTTAATATAACATCTACAAAATAATCACTATTTTCATTTCCACTTCCTAATACTTCATATACAGGTAACGATGCATATTCATAATGACATGGGAATCCTTTATATTTTGCTTTAGATGGATACATACATGGGTCACAATATAAATTGCTACTTTCTGGTGCTGTTATTTGTGTATTGTAATCACCATATAATGTTTTAGGATTTAAAAATCCTATGATTCTTGGTACACGTTCCCAAAATGAATGTATTCCATTATTAAGATATGCATAAGATGGAGGATCATTATATATACTATTTTCTCCCCAATCATTATTATATTTTTCATTTTTAAGTGCACAATTACAATAATCTAATTCATATTTTAAATTATCTGGTTCCATCAACCAACCAGTTCTTGATGTTGAATCATTATGTCCCCAAGTATATTCAAATAATTCATTTACACCATCATCCTCTATATCACCAGGTAATACATTTCCGTATGGTTGTGATGCATATATATGTGGCTCTCCAGGAGCACAACAATTTTCCATATCACAAATAGCTATATTTTCTAAATTTGTATATAATGGAGGAATAACAGGTTTACTAGGGAATGCTAATCCACTATCATCTTGTTTTATATTTAATGCTGTATAATTTATTGCTCTACTTGGATATTCATGTCCATTGTTAATCCCATATTTTTCATCTTTATTTGGTGTATGTATTCCAAATCCAAATGGTGAATTTTCTTCAGATTCATCTTTATAATTATATTCATATTCTTCTTGTTTTAAAAAACGATATACATCAGAACTTGTTATAAATGTGCTACCATCTGGAAGTGTAATTTTTATTTTAAATATATTATTGTTCCATTCTTCTATATCATCTAAATATTGATTTCCACCATTAAATAATACATTACTACCATTTATTTTATGTTTAAATACTTGTGTTCCTTTTTTTAATGTAATAGCTTCTACTTTACCAGATAAATCTTCGCCTAAATATTCATTTGTATTTTCATTACCAAATGTAAACGCATAATAAGGTCTATCAAATTCACGTTCAATATTAAACGGCATTAAATTTACAACATGTTCAAGGCTAGAGCTGTTGTTGTTAAGTAATATATCTATTATTAATGGCAATTGTTTTTGATTAATTGCTTGAATACCAGCATTTATGCCACCATTTTTTCTGCACATTTCAAAAATAGTATATAATCCAACATGGTCACCATAATCAAGTAAATTTGGCTTTGATTTAAAGTTTTCATAATTTGTATTTATATTATCTCTTGGATTAGACATAAACTATTTTCCTACTTTGATATGCATTATTAATTTTACCAACAATTATTCTATCTGGTGATGAAACAGCGTTCGTTACTAAAACTACATCGCCAGCATTGTATTGTGGCATTTCAAATACTGCTCTTGAATTTAAAATATATCGTCTATCACCAGTTGCAGATACATTTGTTAAAATTTTATTATTACCAGATTTATATATTACTACATCATAACGTACATCATCATGAGTTGGTACTGGAACATTAGGAGAAAATTCATGCACCTCTTGAACAACACCTATTATAATATCATCTCTTATCATAAGACCATTAACTTTAGAAACTGCATCTTGTAAACTTCCATATCCACCACGAATATTATCTTTATGAACAGCACCATGTAATGTTTTTGTAATTTCTTCAACTAAAAAATCATAATTTGAATTCATTTGTGAACTATTTAATACAGCACAATCTCCAATTAGCATATTTTCGCTTCCTAATGCTACCATATTAGTTATATCTTTTTTCTGATCTGAACCCTTTAGTATTAATTCTCCTATATGTACAGCTAATTCATCTGTTGTTACATTAACACTTTCTAAAATTGGTGCATATCTAATATTACTACTATTAGTACCATGTAACCTAACTTCCATAAATACGCTTCCTATTGTGCTATTTATTCCATCTCTATAGTTTCCACCTGGATTAGCTCTTGAATCTGGATAGTCTTTTTTTTGTATATATACTTCAAATGAATATCTTGTTGGTAACAATTGATAACCAGAATTAAAATTATCTGATAATACACCATCCCAATATTCAGATTCATGTATAAGGTTTCTATAACTATCGCTTAAATAATCTGAACTTTCTATAGATGAATTATATAAATTTGTACTATTATCTAAATAATTTGATTCTACTCTATATTCTCCAAGAGGAACATTATTAAACATATATGCTCCTGTTTTACTTGTAACAGTTTCGTATATATCTGGAGCTGTCATTAATGATGCACTTGCATTTTTAAATCGAACTGCTCTTACAGGTACTCCTGGAACTCCTGATCCAGTTGAAGCATCTACAACCACACCATGCATATTATATATTTTACGCTTTGTTATAGGGTCTATAATAAACGGTGGTGATAATCTTAAATCATAATAATTTATTGGAATACCTAATACAACTTGTCCAACGCTTGTATTCTCATTAAATGCTTCAAAATCTTGTAACATTACAGCATTACCAACAATCTCTAATGTACTTCCATCATATACATCACTATCGTATTGAACATAATATTTTAATGGCTGTGGTTCTGATTGTGAAAACCCAGATTGTGGTGTATAAATCCCATCTTCATTTGCTAACAAATCATATCCATTAAAGTCAACAAAATCTGGATATGCATCAAATGGTTTATTTTCTTTAAAATAATTTATAGATGTAAATGGTGTACTTTTACCTCTTACAATAACTGCATTATAATATGTATTTTTTGTATCAGCCTTGTCAAGAGATAATAAATTATCATCATTATACACTATTTTTGGAGCATTTATATTATAATTCTTTTCTAATATAATTAATCTATTGCCATCTATTTTCATATATGCTCCAGCCATTGAACATATTTCTGATATTATTTGTCCTGGTGATTTTCCAACAGCATTATAATTCTCTATTGCAAAATCTCTAAAATATAATTCATAACTATCTAAATATTCAATGCTACTATCTCTATTAGCAAATGCTATTTTAATAATACCAAATGCATAAGGATATAATTTCATATCATATAAATTAATGACTTCAGCAAATTTATTTGTTGGATCACCAAAAAAACTTGGAGGAGGTTCTGTATCTACATTATATCTTTTATAAAAGAAATCACCAGTTTGTTTTATTACTTTAACCATTCTATATGTTTCTATACCATAATTTCTTTTACCCAATTCTACATCATCATTATATAATGCCCATGAAAAATCTTTTGCTTGAACTTGTAATGTTTTTGCTTGACTTACTGAATACCCTGTAACAACTCCTCTAAATAATTCACGAATATTTGTATTATCATTGTCAGTTCTATAAACCGCAATAATAGTTTTGTTTTCTGCTTTAAATATATCCATCATATCAGTTCCAAGCATATTAAAACTAATTAATGTTGACATATTTATTTTTTGACTAATTGTTAAATTCGTAGCACCAATATTATTATTTTCATCTAATAACTCAACCAATGTAGTATATGCATTAGATGTTGGAGAATTTAAAAAACATAAATAGGTATTGCCACCAATTAATATATAATCAGTTTCTGTTTTTATTTTTGTTTTATTATCTTGTGTTATATTTATATTAAACATTTATCCACCAAATAAACTATATCCTAACGCTGTCCATTGTAAATTTGTATTGCTAGGAGTGTATATATAATGTTCATCTTTCATTAAAAAGAATCCATCATCTGTAAATAAATTTATATCATAAAAATAAGGAATTTCCATTAATCTATGCCCTTGTGTTATAAAATTCCTTTCCATAAATTGATTAGAAGTACCATATTCCATTCTTACAAATTGTCTATTTCCTATATTTCCACCATCAATAATTGTAACTTTAAAATTTTCTGTATCAAATGTATAATCAACACCATCTGTATATGTAGTTAATTCATCAAGACTTTTAACAACTAAATCAGATACAAATGGAATATATGGATCATTTATTACTACATTGTTGTCTGTATTTGAATAATCAAGACCATATACTATATCTACTTCTTCATCTATTGCTATACTACCTCCTGTTTTACGTTGTATAAGATGATTTTGTCCATCCCATGTAAAGTCTGTATCTAATGTGTATTGAACAGGTGTAGCATCATTAGAATAAACCCTGGGAACACCATAGACCAACGATAATGTTGTTCCATATTGCAAATCATAATTTTCCAAAAACGTTGATAATAAAGATTGAAAATTTTCATCATCTTTTTCATTCTCCGTAAGGAATAATGCATCCGTATATAATTTAATTCCTTTATTTATTTTAAATCCAACAGTATTATATGTTCTATCTGTATTTTTAACTTTAAATCCAACAGTCATATATTTTGGAGCAACAGCATTTTTAACTTTAAATCCTATTGTGTTAAATGTTCTTTTAGCACCTAATACTTTAAATGCTAATGTATTAAGAAACCTTTTTTCACCATGGACTTTAAATGAAATAGTATTTTCTACTCTTGAGCTACCAATACCATGATTAAGTATTCTAAATGCAGTTGTGTTATATACTCTTAATTTATTTGATATCTTAAAAGATAATGAACATTTAGTTATTTGATTATAATATTTTACATTAAATGCAAGTGATAATCTACTTAACTTTGCTCCTCTTATTTTCCAAGCTATTGTATTTTTATTATCTTGAATCCAACTTGATAATAAACCTCTAACTTTAAACCCTACTGTATTATAAAAAAACTTATTACCACGTATTTTAAATCCAACAGTGTTATAAATAGGTGCTTCTTCATTTAATACTTTAAAAGAAATAGAACATTTGGTTTTTACAGTTCTAAATTCTGGTCCAAACCATGTTGGTATTCTACCTCTACGAAGCGCAAGTTTATCCTGAACCTGCATTGCATGTCCAAGACGATTGCGCCAAAGAATTTCTTTAAGGGTTGAGTTTACCAACGTGCTCCAATACCATTTGGATATTTAAATTCAAAAGTGCCATCTACTGGTGCTATTGATTCTCTTATCATTTTATTTGGTAAATCATGTGGTGTTACATTGTCATAATAATATACAATGTAATATTCAGCAATCATATGATCCGCCTCTACATAATCAACAGCATCAAAATCAGGAGAATTATAAGTTTTTAATTGTACATGTACATGTGAACAATGATCTACTGGAACAAATCTATATCCTGTGCTCACTTCTGTTAATGCATAATAATTTCTTTCACGTCTTTGTTCTGTATCTGTTATTGGTGAAAGACTAACTATTACTGAAAGTTCTGCAACAGTAACATTTTTTCTATCAAATGTCACACCAGATTCCATAAATACAAGATATGTTCCTTCTTCTGTAGGAGTCCAGCAATAACACCATAATCCAAGATCATTTGCTGGTGTATCATCATCTACGATCTCTGTAACGCCTATATTTGTTCTTGATATAATAGTTTCAGGTGTAGTACATTCATCTATCTTTATAATAGTAATATATACAGCACCAGGAGTTCCAGTTTCAAGCTGACCTAATGAATCATATACTTCCATCATTATTTGTTCTGTTTCTTTAAGTCTTATTATTGCTGATGCTGATGTTGTTGACATTATATTACCTCTAAATTGGGTTATTAATTTCACTATATAATGGAATAAAAAATACATATTGAGCATATATAGGTACATCTTTATTGTTTATAATTCTAACCTTAACGTAATAACTTCCAGAATCTTCATATGCATCGTATTTAATAAATACATCTGCATTAGGATTTTTACACATTAATTGAGTAGTTGTAAAATCTTCATCTTCTGCATAAATATATAACAAAGGTACAATAGAAAAAGGATTATCTATTACTTCTGTTATTTCATGCATAAATGTTTCGCTATTTCTACCGCTTATAACATCTACAGTAGTATAACGAAATAATAATCCCCAATTACTATTATATCTAGTAAATAGTGCCATTTATACAGCAACTTCACCAGCAATAATATCTGCAAGAGTAACTCCACTAAGCAGATCAAATGTAACAATAGGAATTGCATCATTAATTCTTCTTGATATTCTTGGTCTTAATACAGTTGCATTACCGTAGTTTTCAAAAGTATCATAAAACATTGTTTCAGAACCCCATGTACTATTTAATGTATGAGTAATATACATTAAATCAGTATAGTCACCTGCTGGTTTTTCATAAATAACAATCATATTACCATTGTTATCGCATCCAATTGTTGGAGAACAAATAATTTCTGGGTCTCCATTTGGATATGTTATATCATATGCAACTATTGGTTCAATATTATTCCCACCTTCATTATCGTTCATATTATCTAAATCTATTGCTATAACATAAATTTCCATTTTATTTGTTGTATCATTTGGAACAGCCATTACATAATAAAATCTATGTTCAAATGGATTATATGCGCAATCTACATTAATATAATCATCTGCGTTTTCCCAATCAGAATTTAATACTAATGAATTTTGTCCATTCTCTCCTGCTATTAAAAATGTTGGGTCTAAATTTCCAAATAAAACAGGTTTTATAGCCCATTGTAATGCATCTGCAACAATTGCTGCTGATGGCATAGCCACACCATAGATATGAGAATGTTTATCAGCAAACATGCAACACATACTTGTATCACTACCGCCTGCAAGAATATGATTTGTGTAACATTCATCTACACTACCCTCTACTAAATCTATATCTGTTACTGGTGACATAAATTTATTAACATTAAGACCAGTTGATTGATGAATTATTTTATATTTAGTTTCTTGCGAATTATTGCAATATCCAAATGGAATGACACCATTCAAAAATGCTCTACTTGATTGATTCCAATCATTAGATAATATAACTGGAGTTTGCCCAGAAATTGCATCTGCAAATTCAAGCCCATCTATTCCTGTAAATGAAGTTTCTCCATTATTTAAATCGCAATAATATCCAAGTATTCTTTGCATTATATCATCATGTTCAACTATTATAAATATAACATCTCTAACAATTGCTATATCGAAACTAGTAAATTGATAAGGTGCAGAAGCAGTATTTATTGTATCAAAATTTACAAAACCAGTTCCTAACGGTTCATAATCAGAACTATCTAATTTGGAAATTTGTAATGTAGCATTATCTTCAGCACCAACACTATCTACTGTTTTTAATCCTACTGCATAAACATCGCCATTGCTTGCAATTGCTGTTTTTTTCTGATGTCCACATATATGATAAGGATAACCTTGAAGATCTGAATTATATAAAGAATTTTGTGATTCAAATTCCTCAAGCAATGTTGTTTCAAAAACTGGCATAGCATTTGCTCTATCATTTAATGTTACCCATTTAACTGAACTTGTCATAATATTTACCTCTTATTTTAATATTTGTTATTCCCAAGGATTTCCGCCACCAGTTGATGGTGTATTAATTGGTGCTGGATATACTTTTCTAAACATATATCCATAATAAATTGGTACATCTTTATTATTAATTATTGTTATATCACAATAATTACTTCCGCCATCTTCATATACGTCGTATTTTATATACACATCATCATTTGGATTAGACCCAATTGGAAATGCGCAATCTTCGCTTCCGCTTGGTATAGTTGTACTAACCTCTGACCAAATAGCATTAACTAACGTACAATATCCAACACTTGTAATATCATCTAATATAAGATGTTTATTGGTAACACTATCTCTTCCAGCAAGTGGACTTGAAGTAATGTAATAGGCAAATAAAATATCATTTGATGGTACTATTTTAGTAAATGTAGGAGCAATATTAATTTTTCCACCTGTCATTTTATTTCATCTCCATTCTCTTCTTCATTATCATTAAAATCTCTATAATGATATTCTTCACAATAAATGTAATTTATCCAGCATTGTAATATACTATCTGGACAACTAGATAAACATATATCACCAGCAACACATGGGTCAATTACTTTATCCATATATTTTGTACACTTTACAGGGCATCTACCGTTATTAGCATGTAATATAATCTCTGCTGCTGAATTTATCATTTCTTCATATTGTTTTTTTGTATAATCTGTCATTTTATATCGTGTCACAAAGAACAAGTACGAGACTTTTTCTTGCATTTTTATCTGGAGTTTCTGCTAAAGGTACAGTAACTTTTTCATACCAAGTTGTAATTTGATTTACAATCATTGTTCCAACATCAATATTAGTGGCAGCATATGTAATACCATCATCTGATATTTCAACCATATCTTTGCCATCACTAACTTTAATTAATGCTTGTGTACCAACATCTGTAGCATCTAATTCATCTGTAAATTTAAGAAATATACCAGACTCTCCACCACTTTCTTTTAATATCTCATATTCTTTTAAATTATCACCATTAACTGTAAATGACTCTGTAAAGACCAAATCAGTATATATTTCTATATCATATGTTTTTGGAGGTCCAACAGTTACAGCAGCTACGTTTATTAAATATTCTGCAGTAACAGGATTATTTAATAATGTTGCAGGTGGATATCTTGATTCTCTTACTTCATGCACTAACGTATGTACACTTGTTGGATCACTACCATACCAATTAACAGGATGTGCATCTGAAACAATCATAATTTCTACATTTGCTCCTGTAGATGAACCTTCATTCCTAGCCCAGAATTGTTGAGGTGTAGCCTCTTCGTCTCCGTCCTCAATAATACCAGCATTATGTCCTACATAAATTGTTGCTGTATAAACTCTAGTTGTTATAAGACCAGTTAATAATCGCAAATCAATACCTTCAATAATAGTATCTTCATTTGCTAAGCCATTTGCATTGATAAGTGTAGTATCATCAGCATCTGCTTCTTCTCCAGCATCCCAATTGTCTCTGACAACTCTTGCTTCCCAAGATGCATATGTTGAATTATACGAAATTGTTAAATCGTAGTCATCAGCGACAAGAAATCCATTGTCCATAGTTTGTGTAATTGTTGTATCAATGACAGAATCACTACCGTTTGTACCATGAGTAGAATCTGTCCAGCCAATATTAACTATGCACAGTTCTCTTACACATGGCGAAGCAACGGATGCTGGATTTTCTCTATAAACTCTAATTAATGCACTCATAAAGTCACTTCTCCTAATAAATATAATGTTAAATCAAAACTCCAATATCCCTCTGTATCTGGCAATCCAACTATAGCTCTTGTTTTAAAATTACCTATAATAACTTTATATGTTGTTATACCATCGTTAAATATTGAATATGTTACTTGTTCTCTATTTTCAATAATTATTTCTTCTATTAATGTTATATCTGCTTCTGTAATAACTTTTCCATTAAGTGTAATTTGACTTACATTTGCACCATACCAATATACAGGCTTTTTTGAAATGGTAGTATCTGTTATTACACCAGAAGATTTACTTATAGATTCATCTGGAACTGCATCGAATTCTACTATTTTTATTTCTGTTATATTATTTAGTTTATAAGTTTCGTAAGCCATTTTTTATTTACCACCAAACCTATCATATAATGAATTGTCCATTTCTTCTTCTGCTTTGTCTCTCATATTTTCTTGATTTTTATCTTGTTTAAATCTAACTCCATAACTAGCTGATATTTCTCTTAATTTATTTGCTATCTCTGCACCAGCAGAATCTGGTAATATTAAATTAAGGTCATTATTAACATGTATTTCACTAATTTTAAATTCCTTTAATTGTTCTGGCAATTTAAATTGTTGTTCACCAGTCATTAATGATCCAACGCCTGCCTTTATAAGGTCTGCTGCAGTAGATTGTCCTCCTGCTCTAAACCCACCAGCTAATTCTGGTACAGGAATCCCTAATGCAGTCTTTTTAAAACTTGCACCAGTAAATTGTAATTGCCTTGTAAATAAATCATTTATTGATTTTCCATAATATTTTGATGCTATTTCCATAAATTTAGATGGAGATATTGTATTTGATTTATCAAAACCAAATCTATCTGATGTTTCATATGGTACAAACTTACTTGAATCATATCCCATATTTTTGAGCATATTTTTCATTACATCTTCTATTTTGATTTGATACGAAAGTTTATCACCAAAAGAAGTTGCATATTGTTGTTGTAACACTTTAAGAACATTTAATTCTTTTATTCCGCCTTCCTTTAACATTCCAGAAGATTTTAAATAATCAATATATTTCTCTGCATCAGACTTTCTTAAATCAGCAAGTTCTTTTTGTTTAGATATAATTGACTCAAGTCCTTTAAGTTGGAAGTCAACTAATTGTTGCGATACAAGTTTTTCACCTTCAAACCTTTTGGATGTAAGACTAATTATATCCTGATATGCTCTTATTTGGTTGTCTAATGGTTCTTTTGTTAATTTGGCTACTCTGTCATATTTTGACATTTCTTCTTCGCCCATTTTAACTTTTAAATCAGCAATTTTTTCCATTAATTCTAATTCTGATTGTCTATATTCTATTACATTTTCTATACCATCTAATCCACCAAATACATTTCTTAAATTTTGAAGTGTTAATTGATTACCTTTTAATAAATATTGATTCTCTTTACCTAAAAGTCTTGCTTCTCTTTGTGTAACATCAAGATTTTCTTTACTAAGTTTTAATTTATATTTTATATCATCTACAACAGATAACGATAAGTCTCTTGATAAAAGTCTTCCTTTTGATATCTTATCGTATGCTTCAGCAAGTTCATCCAAATGTTTAGCATCAGATGCTGTTATAACTTCATCGCCTAATCGCATAATATATCTATTAAATTTTTTATCCCAATATTCAGGAGAATATTTTGATAAGTATTCACGACCACCTGGTCCAAATAAACCAGTAACACCTTTAGACCTGTTATATAAATTTATTCCAATAACTTCTTTATTTTTTGATGTTATTTTTTTTATATTATCCGAATGTGCTTTAAGTTCCGCCTCATTTTCTTTAAGGTAATCCCATCTTTGCCCTCTATTTCCATTTGGACCAGATGGACCACCTGCTAGGATTGTTCTAATCTGTTCGTATTCACCAATTATAGATTGCATTACAGCAGATTTTTTCAACAATCCAGTTTGATGTTTTGTTAATGAAGCCCCAAGTTTATTAAATTCATCCAAATCTTTATTGAATAATTTAGTTAATCGTGATATTGGAGTTCCACTAGAAATACTTTTTGGTGTTAAATATTCATCCAATAATTCTTTTTGTTTAGTTGTTAATTTAGTAAATGCCCTAGACAATATTTCATCTTCATCTAATATTTTATCTAATTCTTTTTGATTTTCAGTCATTGCTGCTCTTATAAAATGCCCACGCTTTTTACCTAACCCTATGGTATCCATTGCATTAAACCCAGATGACTTTTGATCTTCTGCTGATTGCACTTTTGATAATTCAATATATGTATCAAATACATTATTATATTTAGACATTTCTATTTTTGATTGCTTAACTGCTTGATTAAATTTATACCATTTATAAATTGTTATACCTATAATGGCTATTATTGCTGCTATTGCTACTCCAAGACCAACTACGGCAGCAACTCCACCAATACCTACTTGAGCACTCCAAGCAGCAACAGTGGTTGTGTTGGCTGCCAATGCAGAAGTAACTGCAATGGTATTATCACCAAGTATTCCCATATTGTATGCTAATCCAGCAAGTCCACCAATTGTTTTTCTTCCAATGCCGGCAACACCTTGTCCAAACATCATACTACCTGCAATAGCCAAATCTGCTACACCAGATACTTTTCTACCTTTTGCTAATCTAACTTTATCTATTGTTTTACGAAAATTATTATTTAATGCTTTTTCTAATTTTGCACGTCCAGCAGCACTCATAGGTTTACCTGATTTTTTTTCAAAATCCTCAATTATCATTGCTTGATATGTTTCCATACCATATTTTTTAACAAATTTATCTTTTGAAAAAACATCACTTGGATCAAATGATGGTGGATTTTTACTTTTACCTAACATTTGATCAGCAACAGTATTATTAATGCCTTTTTGCATATTATATATATCATCATAATATGTATTTGCTATATTATTTGTAAATTGATCATAATTTTTATTAATTTCAGGTAAATGCCCATAATCTTTTAAGTTAATTTTTCCTTTATGTGTTGGAAATACTTGTGTAAGTTGAGAGTGCATTTGTTTCGCCATATCATTTAATTTTGTTTTTTCAGATACACCCATACCAGACATAAATTTACTTAAATCAGAACCAGATACACCAAAATGTTTCGTAGCAACACTATGTTTTAATGCTTCATAAGCACCTTTATTAAGTTGTAATTTATTTATACGCAATTCTAATAATGCTCTTGCTTGTTCTGGTGGTAATTTTAATGCATTTTTTGCAACATTATATAATCCTGTTCTTGTACCTTTTGGCATAAGAAGCAACCCAGTCATAACTGCATCTGTTGATAAACCAACAGAATTAGCAAATGCTGAAGTAACTTGTCTCTTTTGTGATGGCGTTGTAGCACGAGCTCTTTCCTGAAATAATCTAGCCCAATCTTTACCTGATATTGTAGATGAAGTTACATCATTTTTATAACGAGAAACAAGCATTGCTTCTCTTGCACTTAATCCTGTTGAATGTGAAGATTTTGCAAGATTTAATTGTTTTTGTAAATTTGTTGATTTAACTTGTTGATCGTATAATTTTGACCTTCCAATAAGTCTTGCAGGTGAATATCTTTGATTCTCTAATGCAATGTTAGTCATTAATACTTTATTATAATTTGAAAGGGCAATAGTAGAATCCATAACTGCAGTAGTTTTAGATTTTGTTGATATTGTTGATGCTAATAATTCATTTGTTTGTTTATTTGTAAGCGCAACATTAGTAGCAGTTTGTGTATTAGCGCCAAATATTGCTGATATATAATCGTGAATTGTTAATGTAATTTGAGGATATATGTTAGCGAACAACATTAATGATGAAAGAAAATGTCCCATTACTGCTACTGATACTAATATAACAGCAGACACAGCACCTATACCAGTTATAAATGCCAATATAGGAGCAGGAATTGTATTAATTGCTTTTCCAATAGATTCAAATGCTTGTACTAATGCTCTTGATGCAGGAGTTAAAGCATCTCCTATTCTTAAAAGAAATTCTTCAAATTGATTTTTTAACTTAATAACATCACCAGTAAGAGTATCCATTTTTTTAGAAGCTATTTCAGTTGCTTTACCAGCAAGTATAAATTTCTCTCTATATTTTGTTAATGCTTTTGAACCACCGTTAATTAATTTTATTAATTTAGAACCTTGTCTATTACCAAATATAACAGCAACTTCACCAGCATCAAATTGTGCTTCAGAAAGCATCTTTAATGCTTCAGTTAATCCATCTCCAGATTTAATTGCATCTGTCAATTCTAAAATTGATATGCCATGTGCTTTTAATACTTTTGTTGCAGCAGCAGTAGGATTAAGTAAACGCTGGAAATACATATTAAGAGCAGCACCTGCCTTACTTCCTCTAATACCATTATCAGCCATAAGACCAAATGCAGCAACTAAATCTCTCATATCAACACCAAGAGCAGATGCAGAACCACCAACATATTTCATTGCCTGTTGAATATCTCCAAGCATCAAATGAGAGGCTGCTGCAGCTTGAGCAAATATATTCATTGCTATTGTAGTATCACCTAATGCAGCACCAAACAAATGTGATGTTTCAGCCATAATAGCACCAGCTAATTTTAAATCTCTATTAGTAGCCAACGCCAATGTAGCAACATCTTTTAATAATTTTCCTGCTTCTTTAGCACTAAATCCAGCCTGTCCTAAGATAAATAAAGTTTTAGCAGCTTCTTTAGCTAATAAAGGTGTTGTTTTTGCTATCTCTCTAGCAGCCATCGTCAATCCATACATTTCATGTGTCGTAGAATTAATAACAGCCCCAACATTAGCCATTTCTTGTCTAAACGCCATGGATGTCTTTGTTGCAAGCAAGAATCCTGCACCAATAGCAGCACCAGTAAGACCTAATCTCCAAGAAACACGTTGCATCCTTTCAACTGCAGCAGTAGTTCCAGTAAACCTAGTCTTGATCTTCTCCATTGTTTGGTCAGTTACTCGTCTAAACCTCTGCATTGGAGAAGTAAACTCATCTCTAACTCTTAATGTGACATCCATGTTGGACAATATTTAATCACCTTCTTTATTTCTTTTTTTCTTCTTTTTATTCTTTTTTTCTTCTTCTTTTCTCTTTTTAAGTTTATCAATAAAAGCCTGTGTGTCATCTTTATTTTTTGACTTAGTAGCATTTTCTGTTGCTTCATGCTCTTTTAAATTATCATAATTTTGTTTCGCCATATCTACTTGAAAAAATGCTAATATTTCTTCTTGTTCGCCTAGTGGTAAGTCATAAAAAGTTTGTAATGTCCACCCCCTTTCTTTACATATAGAATGAATAATATATTCTACATTATAACTAATTGTAGATTTATATTTTTTATCTAAAGATTCAACAACTGTTGAAAGATCGGTTTCGCTTGGCAAGCCACTAAGCCATATTCTTTTTTTATTAATTCTACGTTGTCCATATCAAGTCCAGAAATAAGTTGACTAGCATCCAAAATAAATTGCAAATCATAAGATGGAATTTTCTCCTTTAGATTCTTTATTTTCTCATCTGTTGTTCCGCCAGGAATTGTATCAAAAAATTCCTTATCTATACTTGATACCAATACTAAATCAGCAAATTTCTCACCATCAAAATCTGTTACTTCTACACGCTTTACATGTTTATTAAATTTTTTAGTTTGACACGATACAGTCATTTCGTCTCTATCTTTTGTAGAAATACTAAAAACCTTAATATATTCTTTATCTCCACTTAACCCCAATATAGGAACTAAGCACCAGCGTTTTTCTGCGAATGTAGATGCAAAACTAGCCATGATAGGAGCATCTTCTATCTCATCATATATATCTTCCATTTCATCTACTTCTTCTGGTGTTGTAGCTATTTTCCCATCTAAAATTGCTTTAGCTTTAGCCTTTTTTTTGCGTTGTTCCCCTCTTGCTTTAACCTGTTGTCTAGCGATTTCAAATCCGCTTTCTTTTACTTCATCTTCTTTTAATTCACCTTTTTCAGACATAATAGTATCCTTCCTTATAGATTAATTATATGTTATTTTTATTTTTTCGCCTAATATTCTTATTTTACTTATCATTATATCTGGATCATTACCTGTTATGTCATAACTGGCAATTTTTCCAACCACTTCCATTTCAACTTCATAATCACCACAATCTGGTGTAACACAATCGTCAGTCCATTCATCTTGATTAATAAGTTTAAATAAAAATGTTATTTCATCATTTCTATTAGTGTCATCGTAATTTCCATTAACACCAAATAATTCAAAAGGAGTATATGCATCTATACTAGGGTCATTATTGTTCGCAAACCATAATGCTCCAATATTAATTTCTACATTTTTTGCAGTTATATAATGTTTTTTATCAGAAGAAAAACGTCCAGCATTTACTGTAAGAACTTCATATGAAATAGACAATGATATATCAGTAGCAAATCCTATAAACTTAGTAACTAAACCTTTGTTTATAAACATAGATGATTCTAAAAATGACCATGCTTCTGATGTGGTTGCCATATAACTCCTTTTTAAAATAAATAGTGGGGTTGTATTAATATTTAATACTCCACCCCACTATTTTATTAATTACGATTAATAATTAAGGTGTAGGATCATAATCTGAAATAGCACCATAAAGAGTTCCATCAGTCTCAAATTCTACCCTATCATAACTACCATCTGCGGTAGTAGTTACTTCATCTGTATCAGGCATACTCCACCCAATAGATTCTATAATAGCGTTATATAAGAAAATTACTTCATCTGCATCTGGTGTTCCAGCGGATGTTTCATCTCCATCTTTATTAATAACAAGTCTAAAATCAACTGTTGTATCTTTAATTGCCCAAATATTATTAGCGTACTCTGTATAAAGTTGCCCAATATTAAATGTTCTTTCAGGACGACCTTTCTTAGTGTGATGTACTGGGGAATATCTACAAGGGACTTTTTTTACATTTGTGGTTTCATTAAATGAAAACTCTGTAACAAATCCAAGACAAGTCCAAGTTCCACCAGTAGGATAATCAAATGTTCCTAATAAAGCATCACAATAATAAAGTAAACCCTCAACACCTACGGTTATTTCTAAAGTTCCACAGCAATCAAATGTTGCGTCAGCCATAGTTCACCTCCAGCTAACTAAAATTAATAATATGTCTTAATCCAACTGTTAAAGAAAATACTTTTATATAAGTTCCTATTAACATGCCAGAATCATAAGACACTGTGTTTTTTATAATCTTTATTTTATTACAATATTGTACTGGTGTAGATGATTCGGTAAAATCCCAAAACGGTATTGCAGTAGAATTATGATAATAACACAATATCCTTCCTTGTAATAAGTCAAAATATTGATTAGAAATTAATGTTGAATCAGCAAACTTTCCACCTATATTCACGCCAGCAGATATAGCTAAAAAGAATTTTTTATCAACACCTTTTTTTATTGTGTTACTACAAACTCCTGCGATATTGCCTAATCCAACATTTCTGTCAAATGAAGGTTTTGCAACAACCGAAATAGTAGGTTGTTCCACTCGCTCATCTAATTCAGTGCTAAAAATTATTTTCTCTTTTGTTGCATCCAAGTTAAAATTATCTTGAAAATGCTTATAAACAGACGCATTAAATGAATTTATGTAATGTTCCCATTCCATTTTTATATCCTTTCGCCTATTTTTCTCATTTGATTTAAATTACTATAATCAAGTTTAGTAGGTATTCTAAATTTTTTCTTTAATCTACTATTGTTCATTATTTTTATATATTCGTTTCCTACTTTTTTAACTGCTGTATTAATTTTTGGTCTATATTCTAAAAATGTATTTTCTATAAAGAATGTATTACCATCATTATCTCCATGCATATATTCATTAAACCTTAACCAATCAACATTAGTCCCTTGTTGGAATATCATTGGAGAATTTGATCTTAAATCTGCTCTTGCAGACCATACACTAGCCTCGTTTGCAATAGATTTAGAGTAAGATGGATTATATAATATTTTTCTTCTTCCATATCTACTCATATCTTCTAAACTACCAACTATATATCTATCATCATATATTCCCCATGATGCAGCCATAATACCTGTATCTACACGCATTATATTTTTTATTTCATATGTAAGCTCAGCAAATTTTGTAAGCATTGCATTATATAACATTATTTTAAGCCCTTTTGCAGAATTAGATATTATTTTTGATTTTCTAATTACATCTTCAACATCTAATGAAATTGGCTTACGCTTAATTTGTGCTATATTATGTCCTCCTGTAGCACCCATTGTTCCGCTTTCTGTATATGGAAAGTCAATAAACATATTATATATGTTCATCTCCTATACGTTCTAACCATAATTCCCAATAATATAATTTTCCACCCATATAAACAGCATTAGGATTTTCTCTTATATTATATAATCCATTATCTAACGGTAAATAAACCACATCACCTTGTTGTATCACAAAAGTAGAACCAGATGGTGTAGATTCTGGAGTAACAGATAATACAGAGTCCAATCCTTCTAATTTATTCCAAGCTAATAAATATAAATCAATATCTTGAAAAACTGCTTCCCCCATCAATTTTAAAGAATGTAACCTATCAACAATAGCCATCATAGAAACTTCATATTCTAATACAGGATCACCAAGTTCTCCAGTTAATTCATTTTTATCAGGGTATGTATATCGTCTAACAAAGATACTCTCTAAATCATCTGCAGATTCAAATGCATCTTTTTCTTTAGCCAACCATTCTGTAATTGACGTTTTTATATCATATTTATTTCTATTACTATATGGCATTAGAATTTTATACCTTCTTTTTCTCCATCCCCCCAATCTGTAGTATCTGTTCCAAATTCATCTTGTTCAGGAGCCCAATTTTGATCATTATTAGTTGTATCATCTATATCAGACCCTAATGTCCCTTTAAGTAAATTATGTCTTAATTGATAATAATATTTTCTTTCCATTTCATATAATTTTAAATAATGTTCAGCTAACTTTTCTTTATCAACTAATACTTTGATACGCTCTGTATCTAATGATTTTTCATATTTTCCTTCTTCTGCCAATTGTCTTGCACGTCTAGCATAAGCAGACATTTTTGTACATGATATAATTAATGGAATAACACGTCTATTACATTCGCTTGCAGTTTCATAACCTTCGCCCCAAATTGCAAGATTTATATAACTAGATAAATCTGAATCTGTATATTCTTGTGTAGTGCCTGTATCTCCAAGCGCAAGACGAGCGTATTCTATGAAAGTGTTTAAATCCATTTATGCATCAATACCTGTAAATTTAATTTGTAATTTTGCAGTTGTTGGTGCAGATACAATTTTTAATCTCATATAAGGGGTATAATCACCTAATGGTGGCAATGTTAATGAACTAGACATGCTAGTATAAACATAATCGCCATCTGCTGATATGGTAAATGTACTTGTACCATCTGCATCAAATGCTGTTGATCCATCGTGGCTAAATTGTAATTGACAAACTATATCACCAGCAGTTTTATCTGATACACTAATAAAAATAGCCTTATTTAATGAGTCACTAACATCGATCCATTCAGTATAATGTGTGTCATTATCTATTGTATATAAATTATCTACACCTATTACATCTACTATACCTACATATGAATTCATTATAATGGGGAGTTGCATAGATTCACCTTTTTATATTATATTATGGAGGAGGTATTCCCTCCCCCATAATATATTTTTTTTTAGACACCAGGACTATATATATGGAAATGATAATCGTCCATACCAATTCCAAAACGTGTTCTAGCTTTAATTATATATGCATCGTTATGCATCATAGTTGCTGAAGTTGGAGTTGTAGTCCAAACTTGAAGAGCTTTTCTCTTCTGATGAACCATACCAGCCTTAGCCTTAAATAAATACCAAGCCAATTTGTTAGGCAAATAAGGTGAACTAATGATTTTGAAACGATCAATAAGTGGATTCTCAATAACAGATGAACCAGTCATTTCGGCACTAGCTCCTCTAGTTGGTTGTGTCAAAATAGTTCTTTCCTTAGCAAAAATCTCATATGCCTTCCATTTTTGTGTTGGATGGATGAGCAATGTATCTGGAGCAAGGTTGATGTATTCGCCATCTTGTCCTCTCATTGCATCAAATAAATCATACGCTTCTACGATTCCATCATATGAAAATTCTGGAGTAGTGCTAACTAAATTACCACGTTCTGCTGAATAATGAGATGTATTTGTTATAACATCTATTACTGCTCTATCAAGTGTAGTTTTATAGCCTTTTCCGAATTTAGAAGGAATATCTGTAAATACTCCTCTAATGTCGTCCTCAATGAGTTCCCAAGGAAAAGAAATAGTCTTACCATATTTACGGTTGTAAATATCCAATCCTGACTCGTTTAAAGATGAATCAGCATATTCCTCAAGTGGTTCAAGTGGAGCAAGGTCTAATGACCCATAAACACCCATGTATCTTTCTTTATTAGTCGTTGACTGCTTTTCAGAGACTATAGATGGATAAATAGCAGGAGTATCGTTGTACGCCTTATATAAAGTATCCTGAATAGATTTTTCTAAATGAAGAGGAAAATCAGCCTCTGTATTAAATGCATGTTCTAATGAATAATATTTTTTCATTTATTTTTTCACCTCCTATCCTACTGACCCAGTAATTTGAATTTCTACTAGTTGATAATTAAAATTCGGTGTTACATCTGCGGATGCTACGATGTCATCCCAAAATTCTTTACACCATTGGTATGATGGCAAACTTCTATTTGTTTGATCCCAAATACCAGTAACTTCGCCAACAAATGCATACGTTCCAGGAGTAACCTGTTGTGTAGCAATCTTAACAGTTTGACAATTGTCCCCAATCATTACTTTTTTACCAAGATAATAATCGCCATAAGTATCTTCTGTATCTATAGCAAAGAAAAATCTTGCATTAAAATCTTTACTAATTGTTACTTTATATGTAGCTCCAGTGGGATCTTCTGTTAAATCCGCAACAGGATCAGTTAAAGTAACTGCATAAAAAAGATTATCTTCTCCTTCAATAACTGCTGTGGCAACGCCATCAACAACTTTAATCATACTTCCCTTATATGGCAACGTAGAAGAAGTTGCTTCTAATACTAAAGTATTGATGTCTTTTCCTCTTGCGTGATTTGCCCAACTTGAGGGTGTTCTAACAGCCATGTATTACTCACCTCCGTCTATCTCTAATTTTTTTTTAATCAATTTCATCACTATCTTTCAATATTATTGAACTGTATTTTCCATCTTTATCAATTCCAGTATTGTCATTAAGTAAACTCTTTATAGACATTATAGAAATATCTTTCAATGCATCTTCAGTTTCATCTTTCTTAGAATTTTCTTCTGAATTATCGCCGTTATTAATTACAGGACTTTTTTCAAGAATGTCTCCAAAAATTTCCTTAAACTCAATAATCTCACTATTCATTTCCTCAACAGTATTGCAATTTAAAAGTTGATCTATAGCGTAATTTCGTTGTTTCCCAGATAATGAAGGCATCTGCTCTGTTACAATTTTATTAGCAAGAACGGTATTATCGTACCTTTTAATTTTATTTTCTATTGCAACTTTCTCTGCAGTAATATCCTTAACTTCCTTATTAGCCTTTTCAATTTCTAATTTATGAGTTTCAACAGATGTTTCAACCTCATTTTTTAAATCAGCAATTTGAGACTTAAAAACCTCTTCTTTACCTTGAGTTTCAAGTTCACCTAACACATCTGTTTTTGCGTTTTTGATAATACTATTATACAAATCCGCATGTTTCGTTTTTAATTCTTCTAGTGTTAATTCCAATTTATTAACACCTCCGTTGTTATTTATGTCATCGTTAATTAAAATAGTTCCATCATCGTTAAAATAATAACCTGCATTTTGTACTGCTTCAATAAATTTCCCACCTGCACCTCCATCTGGAACTAAGTCACAACTTGCGCAATTTACAATTTCTTCAACAATAAATCGTGCATTACTATTATCAATAGATTTCTTTTCATCATTTGTTAAAAGTCTATACCCTACTAATACTACTGTAGATACATCAACTATTGATACATCATTATCTAATAATGATTTTGCCAAATCTCCTGCTGGCGTTCCAATCGTAGGAAAAAATTTAGCTTCAACATTATTGTTTTCATTAATAGTGATATCTTTATAAATACCACAAATATTCTCTGTATTCCTAATACCTTGCGCTTTCTCTAATTTTGAAGCATGATTTAAAAATGCTCTTAATGGTTTTCTATTATTTTTTATAAAAGCTTGTTTGCTATTTTGCATAACATTTTCTGGATAATAATGTCCACTGGATGCAACGCCATGTTCCATAAGAATAACAGGATACCCACTTTCATCATTTCCGTTACCAATAGAGCCAATATTATTTAATAATTCTTCTTCTTTTTTAGAATTCTCTGTATATTCATGCTCGTGTATTCCACGCTTATTTTTGTTACCAGAATGTGTATGTGCTCCACCATCTATATATTTACTAAATATATATTCGTCTGTTATAACATGATGATAATGTGTTCCATCTGGATGTGAATGCCCGCCTGTAAGAAAATGTTTAAATTCATGCCTATGTAATCCGTATGGATTTAATTCGTTATGAACATGTCCACCATCCATAGAGGTTGGTAAATTTTCCATTGAAACTTTTGCATTTTTAATTTCTTTAATATCTTCTTCAGAAGCTTCTTTAATATGTTCTAAAATTAAATCACTTTTCATAAGATTATGAAGTAATTGATTTAAATCATCATCTACATATAAATCATTACCTGATTCAATAATATTATCTCTTATTTTATTTGCGCCTATATTGTTGCTAAATTTATCATTTTTGACAATAATACTGGACAAAATTAATGCAGCATCTGATTTGTTATCAAATAACATTTTAATACCATTAATTATATACTTATTTGACATTTATATAATCACCTCCTATATTTTTTTCTCTGATGATATTTTATTTGATACTTTTAAGTTTGTATTTAGCATGGTTAAATTAACATTTAACATATTAATTGAATCGTTATGCTCTTTTATAAGAATCATTAACTCATTTTTTATTATTTCTGTATTTTTACATGCTTTATATGCATCACTCATTAATTGTTCTCTAACAATAAATCGTGGCACACCATCACTGTCTATTTGACTATGCATCTTATATAATGCATTTGTCTTATCTTGTATATCTTCTATTCTATTTGCTAATTTTGTTGGATTACCGCCATTCTTTTCTTGAATAGATGTTTTTACAATATTAAACAAATTTGATAAAACCATAAAAACTATTGCTCCAGTCAATCCATACTGTTCCCAACTAAAAGATTCCATATGTGCTCGCACCTTAACTATATAATTTTTTTATATAAAATCTTGTTACTCATATATTATTGTACCACATTTAATCAAAAATTGCAATAGTAAAAAAATACAAATGTTATAATATATATAACATATTAATATAATATCTGCAAATAATAGTATAAAAATACAAAAAAACACCAGAAAAAATCTCTGGTGTTTTTAATTATAATTAAAAATTTATTTATTATATCATATTTAAAAAATCATTAAATTCATCTTCAGTAATAATATTAACCAATCTTTTTTTATTTTTATAAAAATAATCATAATCTGCTAAATCTGTAATTTTATCATCATCATAATTGTATTTATATAATTTAGTATAATTTTGTTCTGCTATTGTTGGTTTAGATATTAATTTTGGTAATTTTGGATGTGTTATAACAGAACAACCAAAATCAGAATTTATTGTAAATACTCTTAAATCATCTCTAAAACATCGTAAATAAACAATTGTTTTCCATACATCCCCACACCAATCAAATTTCTTTTCTCCATCTTTTATATATGTTTTTTGATATTCTTCATTTGGAGGAATACAATCATGCATAACAATAGCACCATTATCTTCTAAGACATTTAATGCATTATTAACATCTTTCAAAGATTGTTCATACGTATGATATCCATCTATAAATATAATATCATACTTGAACTCTTTGTCTATTTTTGCAAAAAAATTATCAGAATTCATTCTATATTTAACAGAATCATATTCTGGATTTGGGTCAACACCCCATTTTGAATTAATTTTAATTAAATCAAAATTATTAGCAGGATTAGCAACACCTATTTCTAAATACCTTTTATAATCATTGGCTTCAATTAGTTTATTTATTATATCACTTCTTAACATTATCATCCCTTTGTAGAATTTTATTAATAAATAACAAATTTTTAATTTTATAAATAATAAATAAAAAATAAACATAAATATAAAAATAAAAATAAATTTTTTGTTTTAATGACAAATTACGAATTTTTTCTTCTAATGTTGATTCATCTTTAGGCATAAAAAATAAAAATTCTTCATTTTCGCTTTTATTATATACAAATATTGGTTTAATTTCATCCATCTATTTCATCACTTTGAGGAGACAACATTGATATTATAGCGGATTGATTTGGTAATGCGCATAACATTTCTATACAATCTGTAATAGTAAATTTAAACACTACGAATTTTTTATTAATTTTTTTATAAAAAGTTATACAAGGCTCAAGTTCTGTAACTGGATCATATACAAAATATATTTCTTCTCCTAATCCAACAAGTTTTAATGCTATTTCCATCATTGCAGTTCCAGGCAATATAAAATTTAAAGATTCTAACCATTCATTTCCCTCATCTTGTTTATACTCTATACACCATTTATCTTCGCTCATCTATTGCTCCTTTAATCCTTTCTATTGATTTGTTAAATATTTCAAAATCTTTTTCAATACCAATATATCTTCTATTATTTTTTATAGCTGCCACTACTGTAGTTCCACTTCCAAGACAATTATCTAAGACTAAATCGCCTTCATTAGAATATGTTTTCATAAGATATTCAATTAATGCCAATGGTTTTTGAGTAGGATGTAGTTTACTCTTATCATAATTAAATTTTTGTACACTTAATGGGTATCGTTTGCCAGTTTTATTATCTGTAGTTGTAAGTATATTTTTATTATAATTAGTGCTTTGACTATGTTGTGTCATTTTATATGGCTTACCATCTGTGAATTGAGGATTATATGTAGGTAAATGTTTATAAAATACCAATACATTTTCGTGATTCTTTAACGGCATTTTTTTAGCATTAAGAAATCCTGTGCCTAATGGTTTTTGCCATATCCACTCATATCGTAACATCTTTAAATTAGAACAACCTAATACTTTATCAAACGGGGTTTGTGCCGTTAATACAATAGCACCATGAGGTTTTATAATACGTTTATAATGCCACCATAAACCTTCTAATGATAATTGACAATCCCATTTGTTTTCTGTAGTACCATATGGTAAATCACAAATTATTAAATCAATACTTTCATCTTCAATATAAAACATAGTAGGAAAGCAACATTCATTAATTATTGAATTATCTGGAATATATCCAATAAGATTTATTATATCTAAATTTTTATATATAATCATTTATATTTCATTTTCTAATATATTAATACATTCCTCTATTTTTATATCAATAGCCATATTATCTTTACATGTTATTGTAGAACATAACAATTGACATGTATTATTTATTATAGATTTTAATCTTTCTATTTCATCTTCAAGATATTCACAATCTTCTGCTGTTATTTTATCACTCACTGTTACCACCATTTGGCATACCATTACTAAAATTATTTATATACGACTCTACATCGATTGCTCCTTCGCCTTCTACTACTCCATACCATATATTATCTCTTTGCCAAGGTTTTGACTCATATGGATTACATGGAGGTATATATGGTACATACGGATCAATAGAAGGTATTGGAATATATCTTATAACTTCAGATGTAGCAATCTCTATTATTACATTTTTAAGTTTCTCCGCCATTTTTATATTACCTTTTGAAACCAAATGCTCATATACTTCAAATAATCTTTTAGTAAGTTCTTTATCCATTTTATTTTCTCCTATTTTGCTACCGACATCAATGTCGGTAACAAACATTCCCAAAATTTTTTATTATTTCGACTTTATTTTATATTTCCCTATAAACAATGTTTGCTCTATAAGGTCAATTTTACACTTTATAATTTCATCTAATATATCAGCATTGTCTTTATAACCTTTTCTATCTATAAATTTAGATGGTCTGAACATATTAATGACCACATATATCACAAATTTGGCTTTGTTTATTAAAAACCTCATTCTCTAGGTTCTCTATTTTTATTTCCGATGTTTTAATAAGAATACCTGATATTGTTATTATTATTGTGAATATGACTAGAATTATAATAATAGTCTTTTCTATATTTTCTATTCTTTTTAATAGAGGATTAGTATCAAAGTCAATTTTAGTATAATAAAGACCTTCGTTTTGATATATTAAATCATCATATATTTTTCCGTCTTTGTCTTTTCTTTTCATATTGCCATTGTACCATGAAAATACTGTATTGTCAAGGGCGTATTACGATATTATATGTGTAATACAGTGTATAAATACCCCCTTGTGGAATTTTTGATTATGTATATTATCAATCAGTGGTTGATTTTAGGTAATATAGACGAAAATGTCTGTGGGACATTTGGGACTGACCACACAAATCCCCATAAAAAAGCCCTCCTTTCAGTATAGGGGGGCTTTGTATCTAATATAGGATTTGCCTGTTATTGAATAGTCTTATATATTGTATTACCTATTATTTCAATGCTTTGGTTAGATAGCCAAATATAAAGGTTTTTATCATATTTCCCATTGTCAATCTCTAATACCATTTTTCTACACTTGACCCTGTACGATATATCATAGGCAGGATTTCCCGATTTCTCTAACAGGTATTTTTTATACTCTTTAATTAACTCTAAATCGATTTCTAATTTAATATTCACTATAGCCTCTACCTATATATCATATAGGATTTTCTTGGATTAGTTTAATTGTAAAACTTGGTAAAACTTTTTAATTCTTGGATTGATTGATTTAATTCAATAAGGTTATTGTCACGTATT